TATGTGTTCCTCGACGAGGTCGACGCCTATCCGGCTTCAGCCGACGAGGAAGGCGATCCGGTCAGTCTGGCGGAAGCGCGCACCACGACGTTCGCGCACAGGCGCAAGGTGTTCATGGTCTCGACGCCCACGATCCGGGGGCTGAGCCGGATCGAGCGTGAGTTCGAGGCATCGGACCAACGGCGTTACTTCGTGCCCTGTCCCCATTGCAGCTATATGCAATGGCTGCAGTTTGAACGGCTGCGCTGGGACAAGGGGCAGCCTGACACCGCAGCCTACCACTGCGCAGGGTGTGAGAAACCCATCGCGGAGCACCACAAAACAGAAATGCTGGCGCGGGGCGAATGGCGGGCAACCGCTGTTAGCATCGATCCAAACGCGATCGGCTTCCACATATCAGCGCTGTATTCGCCGATCGGCTGGAAAAGCTGGGAGCAGGTCGCACGGGAGTGGCTGGCAGCGCAGGGCTCCGACGAGATGCTGCGCGCTGCGCGCAACACGCTGCTGGGCGAAACCTGGATTGAGAGTGGGGAGGCCCCGGAATGGCAACGTCTGGCGGATCGCCGCGCGTCTTTCCCAGCACAAATCCCGGCAGGCGGGCTTTTCCTGACGGCGGGTGCGGACGTACAAAAGGACCGCATCGAGGTCGATGTATGGGCTTGGGGGCGTGGTCTGGAAAGCTGGCTGGTCGATCACATTGTTATCCCCGGGGGTCCGGACGATCCAGCGTGCTGGGAGAGGCTGACGGCGCTGCTGAGCAAGACCTGGATGCACCAGAACGGCGCGATCATGACGCTGGCGAAGCTGGCGATCGACACCGGCTACGAGTCTGCCGCGGTTTACGCTTGGTCGCGCAAGCAAGGGATCGCGCAGGTGGCACCCGTCAAGGGCTTGGAAGGCTTCAACCGGGCTACGCCCGTGTCCGGCCCGACCTTCGTTGATGCCAAAGTTAATGGGCGGAAACTGAAACGCGGGGCCCGGCTCTGGACCGTGGCCACAGCGACATTCAAGGCCGAGACTTATCGTTATCTTCGGATCGAGAAGCTGTCGGATGAAGATCGCACGCTGGGCGTGGCACCGCCTGCCGGGACCATTCACCTGCCAGACTGGGCAGACAGCGAATGGCTAAAGCAGCTTGTGGCAGAGCAACTGGTGACGATCCGCAACAAGCGGGGCTACGCGCGTCAGGAATGGCAAAAGATGCGCGAACGCAATGAAGCACTGGACACCCGCGTCTATGCCCGCGCCGCCGTCTGGATCCTTGGCGCCGACCGCTTCGATGAGCGGATGTGGCGGCAGCTCGAGAAGCAGGCCGGGATCGAAACCGTGGTGGTCGCGCCGAATAGCGAACCCGAGAAACAAAACAGCCCGCAAGCCGGGCAAGTGACAGCACCAAGGCGGCGCGGCTGGAAGATCAGCACGCCTCGATACATGGAGTGATCAGAACCACGATGACCCTCGACGAGTTGAAATCCCGCCACAGCGCGTTGCTGGCCGCACGCTACAGCGGCACGCGCTCGGTCAGCTATGATGGCAAGACCGTGAATTACGGCACGGATGCGGAGCTTGCCGCGGCGATTGGCGACGTTGAGCGGCGCATCGCCAAGCTGCAGCGCGGCCCTGGGCGCATCTCTCGCCCCCATGCCGTAAAGGACCTGTGATGAACTGGCGGCAGCGCCTCGGGGCTTTTGTCGGTGGCTTTGATGCAGGCCAGCATCACCGGCGTCTGCGCGGGTTCCAGGCGACGCGCGCCCACGTAAATGCGCTCATCGCGGCGTCAGGTCCGGATATCACAGCGCGCGCCCGCTGGTTGGTGCGCAACAACGGATATGCGGCCAATGCTGTTGAAAGCTGGGCTGCCAATACCGTGGGCGATGGGATCAAACCAATCTCGCAAATTGCGGACGCCGCGCGCAAGGAAGAGCTGCAGCGCCTTTGGCTGGCCTGGACAGATGAAGCTGACAGCGAAGGGCTGACGGATTTTTATGGGCTGCAGCGGCGCGCGGCGCGTGAGGTGTTTCTGGCCGGTGAGGTCTTCTTTCGGATCAGGCCACGGCGCAGCAGCGACGGATTATCTGTTCCCTTGCAACTACAGATGTTGCCCGCCGAAATGTTGCCGCTGCACCAAACGGGTATGGCTGCTAATGGGAATGTCATCCGTCAGGGGATCGAGTTTGACCGGGTCGGACGCCGCGTGGCCTATCACTTCCTCCGGCGGCACCCCGGCGACAGCACCGATCCTGGGCTGGCGGGCGAAATGGTGCGCGTGCCCGCCTCAGAGGTCATCCATGTCATCGACCCCGTTGAAGCGGGTCAATTGCGTGGGGTCTCAAAGCTGGCACCTGCCATCGTGAAGCTGTTTCTGCTCGATCAATACGACGATGCCGAGCTCGACCGCAAAAAGGTCGCCGCGATGTATGCGATGTTCGTCACCTCGCCCGCGCCAGAAAACCCCCTTCTGCCGTCCGAGGATGACGACACGCTGGGCGGCTTCGAGATCAGCCCTGGCCAGGTTGTGCGGCTGGATCCGGGCGAGGATGTGACCGTGGGCCAACCTGCAGATTCAGGCGCGACCTATGAGCCATTCCAATACCGCACGCTGCTTCAGGTCGCTTCGGCGCTGGGCATTCCTTATCCATATCTCACAAACGACATGGTGAAAGGTAACTTTTCGAACTCGAGGCTTGCACTTATCGAATTTCGGCGTCGCGTTTCGGCCTGGCAGCATTCGGTGATGGTCTTTCAACTGTGCCGTCCTGTCTATGCGCGCTGGATGGACGCGGCCGTGCTGTCGGACGCATTGTTTCTGCCCGGCTATGAGGTCGACCGGTCGCAGTTGCTTGCGGCAAACTGGCTCCCCACCAAATGGGATTGGGTTGATCCCTTGAAAGACGCCAATGCCGAGATCGCCCAGATCGAAGCAGGTCTCAAATCCCGCACGCAAGCCATCGCCGAGCGCGGCTATGACGCAGAACAGGTCGACCGCGAGATCGCGGCGGAGCGCGAACGCGAGCGGTTGCTGGGGCTGGACTTCCGCAGACCGGGATCACCCGCGCAAGGCGTGCAAGCGGTGCCGGATGACGATGACGCCACCGATAGCACGGACGACAACAGCCAAAACGATGCCGCAATCGATCGTGAAAATAAGGAGGTTTAGGTTTTAGGCAGAAAGAAGCCGGACACCGGGTAGACGCGCAGCCTTTCGGTCAAAAGTTACGAGTTCAACGGCTCCCGCACGACGGGCAGCGGCAGCGATCATCACATCAGCAAAGCCAAAGCCATCGTTGCGGTACAGTTCCAGCGCCGGTCCAATGTCATCCGCATCCTCAATGAGAAGTTCTGTGGCTGACAAAAGACCGTCGAATGCAGCGGCAATATCAGCACGCTTATACCCGTAAGCGCGCTCCAGCACCCAGACAAGTTCGACTAGAACCTCGCGGCCGATAAACCCGGGTGCCATATCGGTGAGTTGGTCGATCAGGATCCCTGCGATTTTTGCCTGTTCCACGTCGTCCTGTACCAGGAAACGCACAAGCACATTTGTGTCCAGGGCAATCAAGGTTTTGGGATCTCGCTATCGATCGCTGCGGCTGCGATCGCTTCATCCATCGCCTCAAGCGACACTGACTTGCGGCTTGGCCGTGCCAACATGCCCTTCAAATCCTTAGCAGAGCAAGCCTTCACGATGCGCACCTCACCCTCAAGGATGACATAGCGCACACGATCACCGCTCGTGAGGCCAAGCGCTGTCCGTACGTCTTTGGGCAATGTGGTCTGCCCTTTAACCGTCACTGTTGATTCCTGCACGAGGCGGCTCCTTACTTATTGCACATCCTCCTTACCTTGTCCGCCCGTGCAGCGCAAACTAAAGAAAGCCCTTCGAATGCAGTATGCCCGTATTGCCACGCGCGCCTTCAACACGCCTCTGCTGGTTGAGCCCTCCAAAGCCATGGCATTTCTGTCGGGGTTAGGGCCGCGCATTCTCGGGCGACAGGTCGAAACGACAGACCAAGGCACTGCACTGGAAAGCGCGCCGATGCGAACGGCCAGCGCGAGCATTCTGGCGGGTGGGCTTGCCGAGGGCTTTGGTCAGCACGGTGAGGGCCTCTATCAAGTTATTGATGGTATCGCCGTGATCGAGATCTCCGGCGTGCTCATCCACCGGGGCGGCTGGATCGGCCAATCCTCTGGCCAGACCAGCTATGAAGGGATCGCAGCGCAGATCGATGCCGCAGCGGGCGACCCGTCTGTCCATGGCATTGCGTTGGAAATTGACAGTTTTGGCGGTGAAGTGGCGGGGATATTCGACCTAGCCGATCGTATTCGTGCAATTCGTGCAAACAAACCTGTTTGGGCTTTTGTGGCTGAACACGCTTTCTCGGCAGGCTATGCGCTGGCCAGCCAGGCTGATCGCATTCTGCTGCCCCGCACCGGGGCCGTCGGCAGCATCGGTGTCGTCGTGATGCATGCCGACCTCAGTGGCGAGCTTGATCAGGACGGTGTGCGCATGACCTTGATCCATTCAGGGCGGCATAAAGTGGATGGCAATCCGTATCAGCCA